GCGCAGGTAAACTCGTCGTCGAAATCGTCGGCGACGTCGCGGGGCTGACTCGGGCCTATGACGAGGCCGTGCGGCGCACCGAAGGATTAGAGGGCGACCTCAAAACCATCGGGTCGCGGATGACGAGCATCGGCTCCGATCTCTCGCTGAAACTCACCGCCCCGCTGGCCCTCGCCGGCACCGGGATGGTGAAATTAGCGAGCGATGCCGCCGAGACGCAGGCAAAGTTCAGGCAGGTCTTCGGCGACCTGACAGACAGCGCCAACGAATGGGTGGACGAGTATAGTCGCGCGATAGGCCGCGCCCGGACGGACGTGCAGGAGATGTCGGCGACGATGATGAGCATCGTCAAGGCTATGCATCTCTCCGACGAGGCGGGGATGGAACTCTCGCAGACAATCACCGAACTCTCCGTCGACATGGGTGCGTTCCATAACGTCGCTGATGTCGAGGCGTTCAACGCCTTGCGGTCCGCCATCACCGGCGAATACGAGCCGATGAAACGGTTCGGTGTCGTCATCAACGAGGCGAAGGTCCAGCAGGAGCTCCTCAATATGGGCATCACCGGCGGGACGAAAGCAGCGACGGACGCCGAGAAGGTACAGGCCCGCCTCAACATCATCATGAGCGCTACGGCTGACGTTCAGGGTGCAGCTGCCCGGGAGGCGGACGGGCTCGCCAACCAGACGAAGGGGCTCACCGCCGACCTCAAAGAACTTGGTGAGGAGTTTGGGCAGATCCTCATGCCAATGGCCCGGGATCTCATTTCGGTGGTGCGCGACGGGATCGGATGGATCTCCGAGCTCGATGAAGGCACGAAGAAGCTGATCGTCACCACCGGACTCCTCGCCGCTGCAACCGGTCCGGTCATCTGGGGGATCGGCACCCTCGCAGGATCGGTCGGCTCGATGATCTCGCTCTACCGGACTTACCAGGCATCGACGATCGCCGCCACCATCGCGACGAGAGGGTTCAGCGCCGCGATCGCCGCAAACCCGATCGGGCTCGCCATCGTCGGCGTTACCACCCTCGGCGCCGTGCTCCTCCCGCTGATCGCGAGCACAAACGACGCGAAAGACGCACAGGAAGAGTATAACGCCGCGCTCCAGGTAACAGGGGATCTCACCGGCAAGACGACCGAAGAGATCGAGGACGAGATCGACATACTCAAAGAGCGGGAGCAGCAGATCCTCGCCATCATCGAAGCGCTCCAGGCCCAGACCGTCGTCACCGAACGCGGAACGCTCAAGACCCGGCAGGCGACCGAGGCGACCGGCCGGCATAAACTCGCTACCGGCGACCTGATACGGGAGTTTAGGGATACAATCGACGCGACCGAGGGCGGGACGGTCGCCCTCGGCCACCTGACGCAGGCGCAGAAGGACGCCGCGATCGCCGCCGCGAACATGAAACTTGAGGAAAACCGGGCGGCGCAGGCTATCCGGGAGACCGAACTCCAGGCCCGTCGTCTCGCGGACGGGGCGAAGACGGCATATGAGCAGGCGTCGAAAGCCGTCTCCGCACATCAGAGGACTGTCTCCGACCTGCAGAAAGAGTACAACAAACTGAAAGAAACGATCGACAAAGCACTCGGGATCGACGAGGAGATCGAGGACGCCGAGCGGGAAGTCGAGCGGGCCGACATCCGGCGCATCCGGGCAAAGCAGGATCTCGCGGATCTCGAAGAGGAGATCAAGGCAAAGGAAGCCGAACTCCGGGATGGAGACTTTGCAAGTATCAAAGAGCGCGAAGCCGCCGAACGCGAACTGGCTGATCTGAAACTCCGTCATCGGGAGGCGGTGCTCGACGTCGCTGACGCAGAGGACCGCTACCAGGATGCGCTCGATGCCGCCTCGGCGAAGCAGACGGAGAAAGTAGAGGTCGAGAAGGCCCTGAACGGGGAGAGCGTGGAGAGCGCCCAGGGTAGGCTGGAGGAGATCAAGAAACAGATCGACGAGGAGACTGGGAAACTTGAGGTGGCGCTCGAAAATCGCGAGCAGGCACAGGTCGCCCACGAGAACCTGATGAGCCAGATCGAGAACGAAGCGCTGGATGTCAAGTCCGCGAACTGGGCGGAGTATGTCAAGTACGTCAACGACAACCCCGCGATTGCCCGGACATACCACGTCGAGTATGACGAGAACGGCAACCCGATCGGCGGGCTGCCGGAGGTCCCGACCCTCAACATCCAGATACCGACCTACTCTACCCCGGCGTTTGAGACCGCGACACAGTCAACCGCCGCAGTCGCAGGGGGGGCAGGGGCCTCACCAGCCGACGCCGCAACGCCGCCATCAAGCGAACCCTCGCTCACCCCTGAACAGGTGCGGCGGCAGACGACGGCCACGGGGGTGCACATCCAGAACCTGAACGTCTACTCCCCGGCTGCCGACGCGAACACGATGATGAACACGACGAAACGCACCCTCCGGAACATCGGCACACAGGTGGTGCTCTGATGCACCTGACCTGGCTCGCCGCGAACGGCGACACGCTGGTGATCGCAGACCCGTCACAGGCCGCTCCTGAGCCGATGTTCCGCTACCTCTCCAGCGAGGGGTTCGGCGGAACCGACAACGAGATCCAGACTCGGCGAGGGGCGTATCAGGACGGCACGACTCTGCAGACCGTCCGGCTGTCGCCCCGCACGCTGATGATCCGGTTCCTGATCCTCGCTGCCGACCGGGCAGGGGTCGAGCAGAAACGCCGGCGGGTCGCGGCCGCGTTCAATCCGCGAAACGGGCTCGGCACCCTGGTCTGGACGCAGGAGGACGGGTCGCAGTATGCGCTCCGGTGCGTGACCCTCTCCGGCTCGCCCTCGTTCACCCCCGGGCGGCAGGCGCAGGGCCGAACCTGGCAGGAGGTCATTGTGGATCTCCTGGCGCCGGACCCGTGCTGGTACGACGCTACCGCGACCACGCTGCCGCTCGCCGGGCTGACCGGCGGGGCGACCTTTCCGATCTCGTTTCCGTGCATCTTCGCAGTCCAGGGATCGACGAGGGTCATCATCAACGAGGGCGATATCGCCGCCCCCGTCCGGATCCAGATCCCCGGGCCCTGCCTGAACCCGGTGGTTGAGAACCTCTCGACCGGGGAGAAGATCGGGTTGCAGATGGAGGTCGATGAAGGGGAGACGATCGTCATTGACACCACGTACGGTAACCTGATCTGTCGGCTCCAGGCCCGCAACGGCACTCAGACCAACGCCATGCAGTACCTGACCGCCGAGAGCACGTTCTGGCAGTTAGAACCGGGTGAGAACATCGTGACCTTTTCGGCGCCGAGCGGGAGCGTCGAGGTCACGATCGAGTATGCATCCCGCTACACAGGAGTCTAAACATGACTGTCAAACTCAACGCAGACGGGTATGAGGCGCTCCGCGAGCGCACGCCCGTGATCGAATGGTACGCTGAACTCCAGACGGGCGACGGAACGCCGGTCTGCGATCGGTTCGCTCTGGCATCGTATCGCACGTCGGCCGAGAACGTCACGCCGATGACGTTCTCGCTCCCCATTACGGGCGCGGACTGCGTCTCGCTCCCTTCACAGATCGAGCAGGTGCAGCTCTTCGAGGCCGCGAGTGGGGGAGATCCGCTCTCCGCTGCTGAGAGCGTCGAACCCCTCCTCCTGTTCCTCGTGGGGGATGCCGGGGCCGTGGTCCTGACCATAACCCTACCGGAGGTGGCGTAGATGGGATTACCTGACCTCTATCCGGCTCAGGTCGGATCACCCTACACCACCCTTGCCGCGCCGTATACAACCGGCGACACCACGCTGACTGTTGCGGACGCGACGAAACTCCCGGACGCGCCGAACATCGTCTGCCTGGCAGGGGATGTCGCGGGAGAGTTCAAATACACGGGAAAGGATGGTAACACCCTCGCTGGCGTCACGAAACGATCGGGGACGCCGAACGCGACCTGGCCCGCCGGGACGTTTGCATTACGCGGGATCTCCGCATACGACCATGCCTCGATAGTCGAGCATCTCACATACCAGCGCTCCCAT